CCTCCGTCGCCACATATGACAAAAGCCGCCCATTCGGGCGGCTGGTAGTCATTTCTTTTTTAGTAGTACGTTTATCATATCGCACACAACCGCAGCTTCATCATCGGACAGACTGGATATGTCGATAAATCTTTTGTCTTCACGACAGAGCATGTAGTCTACTGTCACTCCGAATAGCGTAGCGATTTTTACAAGGACTTCGTAGGATGGGAGTCGGATGTCCGTTTCGTATGAGGACACCATTGAGGCTGTTACTCCTATTCTTTCTGCAACCTGCGCCTGAGTTAAATGTTTTTCTTTGCGCAGTTGCTTTAATCTTTAAGAGAATTCAACCATGACGCATAGCCTCCTTTTCTATCAGTTTACACGAAAGAGCATTTCCGATAGAAAGGTTTGCTATACATAATGGTTCTATATGGGACGATAGCTCAGATGGAAGAGCGGCAGGTTGAAGCCCTGCGCGTCGAAGGTTCGATCCCTTCTTGTCCCACCAAAGCCAGAAATGGCAGTTTGCTCTTTATGAGCTTCTATTGGGAACGTATGCCCTCCGTGAAAAGCGGACGGACTGGCAGACCGAAAGCACTGCCGCTCTAATGGGAGTTACCAACTGAGTTAAAATAAGTGGGGAAACCGTGCAAACCGGAACTGAATAAGCGCCAGTAACTCAGTAGGTAGAGTAGTCGCCTTTTAAGCGACAAGTCAAGGGTTCAAATCCCTTCTGGCGCACCAAAGGAACTCAGAGTATCTTGCTCTGAGTTTTTGTTTTATGGAAAGGAGGTTGAGACATGGCTGGAGAAGTAAAAAGAAATACCCGTACAAAAAAGTCTGCGTCTGCTGAGAAAGCGTATTTGAATGATGACGGTTATCCGTTTCATTGCACTTATTGCGGTAAGGGATTTATGAGGCAAAAAGATAATTTCAATGTGTCTCCATCTCCGTATTATGCAAGAAATAATGGTTATTTGCCTATCTGTAAGCGCTGCTTAGAAAAGTCATTTGATTACTACACAGATGATGTTTTTAACGGCGATCAGGATAAGGCAATGGACTTTTTGTGCGCTACTATCAACACATGTTTCGATGAAACGGCTTGGACAAATGCAAAAAAGAGTCCGCCAAACAAAAGCCGTGTCAGCGCTTATTTTTCAAAACTGAATCTTGCGCAGACGAAAGGCGCGTCATATGCAGATACTATTTTGCTGCGAAGAGCCAATAAGGTTGAAAACGCAACTTCTGTGCAGCAAGTAAAAGATAATCCTAAAATCGAAGTGCCTATTGAAACCATTCGCCTATTTGGTCTTGGTTTTAGCGAGCAAGACTATGAGGTTTTGAAATTTGAATACGATGATTGGGTAAGCAAATATGGTGAACCTGAGGATAAGCGTCAAGACGAGCTATACAAGAGTATCTGTTATTTGAAATTGCAGCTTCAGAAGTCTGTTCAGAATGGTGATGCCGGTATCGGTGCATTGGCTAAAACTTATAAAGAGTATATCAATGCTGCAACTACTGAGCTGGAGGATCGCAAACAGAAGAAAGAAGACTCTGTGAAGTTAGACCCTCTTGGTGTTTGGATCAGCGATATTGAGAAATATACGCCGGCTGAATACTACAAAGACAAGGATCTTTACCGAGATGCGGACGGTATTGGTGGATATGCAAGTCGTTTTATTTTCCGCCCGTTAAAGAACTTACTTACTGGTTCAAAGGAGCTTGATAAAGAATTCAATCTCTCCAAGGAGGATTGAGTATGGATAATATCAAGCGAATGGATGAGCGGCAAGCTACTCTACATGAGCATTTTCCATCAACGCATTATTTGCATAAGCCAGAAAATGTTATGCGACTTATGGAATGGATCACATTCTATCGTCGTAACCCATCAAGATTTGTAGAGCATTATTTCGGAATTGTTCTTCACCTATACCAACACATCATCTTGTATTTGATGGAATTCGTTCCGAGCTTTTGTATTGTTGCTGCGCGATCTGCGGCAAAATCATTTCTAATTGCTATTTTTGCTTGTAAAGAAGCTATTTTGAGACCTGGGGCGAAAATTGTTGTTGCGTCTGCAACTAAAAAGCAAGCTCGTCTTATTGTGTCTGAGAAGATCAAAAAGGAGCTTATACCAAAATCGCCGTTATTGGCTGCTGAGATTGATAGCTTCAAAGATAACCAAAATGAAATTGAAGTGATTTTCAAGAATGGTAGTTCCATTGTTGTTGTTGCTGCAAATGAAAATGCTCGTGGTTATCGTGCGACGGTAATGATTTACGAAGAATTCCGCATGATCGTCAAGAATATCATTGATAGCGTTCTTTCGCCGTTCCTATATATCCGTCAGGCTGATTATCTGAAGCTTCCAGAGTATTCTTCTATGGTCGAAGAACCAAAAGAAGTTTATATTTCTTCTGCGTGGTATCAAAGCCACTGGATGTGGAAGCTCGTCCAGACTCTTACTAAGGATATGTTTACAGATGGTTCTTCGTGTGTAATTGCAATGGATTATAGCATCGCTCTGAAACACAATATCAAAACGAGAAACTTCTTGATCAAAGAACGGAAGAAGCTCGATCCGATTTCTTGGGCGATTGAGTACGAAAACCAGATGATTGCAGAAAATGCAAAATCTTTCTTCAATTACGAGCAGCTCAATCGTAACCGCAGGTTGAAGAGAGCTTTCTATCCAAGAAGAAACGACGAAGCGCTTTTGAAGCAGAAGAACAAATATGATATTCCAAAGCAAGTTGGCGAGATTCGTATTTTGTCTTGTGATATTGCTATGGAGGGCGGTAACGCCACAGATAACTCTATTTATTCTTGCATTCGTCTGCTTCCAGAGAGCCAGGAGTATAAAGTTATGGATACTCAGGGCGAACACATCGAAGTAAAGCGCGGATATAGACGTCAAGTCAGTTATATGGAGGCTGTTCATGGCGGCGAAACGACCAAGCAGGCCATTCGTATTAAACAGCTATATACTGATTTCAATGCGGATTACTGTGTTTTGGACGGTCGTAATGCAGGTATCTCTGTTTATGATATGCTTGCTAAGGTTCTATATGACGAAGAACGCAATATGGAGTATAAGCCTTGGAAATGTATGAATGATGAGAAAGTTGCTAATCGTATTCAGATTGCTGGAGCAGAAGAAAATGTTTACATTATCAAAGCACAGCTTGAAACGAATAGCAACATTGCCGAGTCAATGAGAAACGCCTTGAATTCCGGAATGATTGATCTATTGATTAGTAATACTGAGGCGGTTGATGAAATTGCAAACTTTATTCCTGAGTATGCTACTGCTGATGTGGATACGCAGCTCTTCTTTGAGCGACCATATCTTGAAACGGTTGCCCTTATCAATGAGATGATTGATCTGGAATATGAGCGTGGAGAACAGACAGGGCTTATCAAGATTGTAAACAACAACAACCGTAAAGACCGCTATACTTCGGTCTCTTACGGTAATTATTTTGCTCAGATGCTTGAACACGATATGTTGTCGGATAGTTCGGAGTATGAGTATATACCACTATTTAACTGAAGGAGGTGAGAAGATTGCCAAATAATAAAAGACGCTTTCCATTTTTCTGGAAAACCAACGAAGTCTACGAGGAAAATTCAGCGCCGCAAGATCCAACATATGAGTTCAACACGAATTTAGAAACTGCGTATATTCGGATGCTACAAAGTTCTGGCCGTATGCCATATACGATTCAGGAAATCAGAACATTCATTAGAAATCCAATGGCGAATATTGAAGCAATCAGAAATTTAGCGCATTGGGCTTATTATTCTAATGGCGTTGTTGCAAGCGGAATTGACTATATGCGGACGATGCACACGCTTGATGGCGTTATTGTCAGTAGATCAAAACGAGCTGACGGTAAAAGACCGCGTAATTATCGTATGAACAAACAAAAGATGGAGGCAACTCTTCACACCATTCGATATAAGCAAGTAATTCGTGATGCCATTTTTAAGAATGCAAACGATGGCATGTATGTAGCTTATTTTGAGACAAATTATGCTACGCCAGATTATCGTACTGCTTTAACGGATTATGAAATTCAAAATATCACAGAAATCAATGCAATTGGTATGAACGCAATGGTTATTCCTCTTCCTATTGATTATGTAAGAATTATTGGCCGCAGAAACAATAGCTATCAGGTAGCTTTTGATCTGCGGTATTTTTCTAATCTGAGTGAAGATGTCAGGAAAAGAAAGCTTGCTGGATTCCCGAAAGAAATTCAAGAGGGATATCTTGCATATGAGAACCAGACGATTGATGCTCCGTGGCTGCGTCTTAATAACAACAAAACGATTGTGACCAAAATCAAGAGCGAAATTACAGATCCGTTCGGTATCCCATTTGCGATTGCCGCTCTGGATGATGTAAGTTATGCGCAGTATTTTGTAGATACCAAAAGAAATGTTTTGGATTCAGTCAACAATCAGATTGTGTACGAGACTTTTCCGGAGGGAAAAGAAAAAGGAACATCTGCTCTAAGTGAGAAGCAGCAGAAACAGCAGCACGATCTTGTGAAGAACGCGCTTGCCAGCAAGAGCAGAAATTCGAGCGGCACATCTTTCTTCTCTCTTGCAGCCGGCACAAAGCTGGACAGTATCTCTCTCGATGTTTCTCTGTTGGACGAGAAGAACGAGAACTCCATTATTGATTCTGTAAACAAGGATCTTGGCATTAGTGCAAGTGCGTTGGATGGAAGCAGTACAGGTAACTATTCTACGGCAAATCTGAATTTGGAGCTTGTTTCAGCCAATGTGTATTCATGGATTGAGGACATTGTTGATGAGCTGAATAAGTGTATCAATCAGAATATCATCAGCGATGCGAGTTGTCGTGTTGAGCTATATATCCTTCCAATCACGATGGTAAATAAGAACAATATGGTTGGATATATGGAATCGCTATATGCTCGCGGCAAGGGTAGTCTATACGCATGGATCGCGGCGACAGGCTTTAATCCTGATAATTATATTGCTCTTATGGATCACGAGCTGGAAGAAGACTTTGAGAACAGATATCCGGTGCATAAGACTTCTTATACTGAAAGCGACGGCGATAGTACCGGTGGCCGACCGACTAATTCTGATAGTACAGATCCAACGGCTGTTCAGCAGCGAACTAATAATGGAAATAATACGCCAAAGCCATCAGCATAATTAGGAGGTGAGGAAAATGAGCGTAGACTGCTTTATGGGTCGTATTTTTGAGCTTTCTAATGAACGGCAAATTACTGGTCGTAGAAAGATCAAAATTGTATTACACGAGATTTTCCCATCTCATGATACATGGCAGGAGAACGGAATTTCTTGGGATGAGGAATACACAGCACAGAATATCGAGTCTGTTACGAATATGTCCATCTGTGTTGAATTCCTAAGCGAAGAGCGACGTCTTCCATATGGGCATGGCTTGACCGATATTAAGGACAATATGCCATATATGGAGGATGCAACTGTGGTAGGCCATTGCGAGAAAGGCTATATCACGGCGAAACAAAAAAGGTGCTTGTCGGTGAGGGATATATTGACGAAATGCGGTATCCAAAGTTCGTTGCGTGGTTGGCTGAAAAGCTAAAGAATGGCAGCGTAAAGGGATCTGTTGAAATCGTTGGTCGCCCAGAAAATGATAATCGTATTATTTACGATGGCGGTTGGAAAGAGCATGGCAGAATTCCTCAGATTTATGATTATAGTGGATATGCCATTCTTGGTATCAGACCGGCAGATGATACCGCAATCGTTGTTGAGTTAAATAATAAATTGGAAAACAGCAAGGAGGAAACACCTATGGACGAAAAGGTAATGGGACAATTCGTCGAGCTTGTGAAGACTTCTGTTACTCAGACAATTACTGAGCTTAATAATAAAGGCGAGCAGTATGAGGGGCAGATTTCCGAGTTGAACGGTCAGTTGGCCGCAAAGGATGCGGAAATTGCTGAGCTGAATGAGAAGCTTGCGACGGCACAGGCGGATTTGGCCGCAAAGGATGAGGCTATGGAAGCACAGACTTCTGAACTGAATTCTTTGAAAGAGACAAATGCTACTTTGGAGAAAGAGAAGAAAATCGCTGAGCTAAATTCTGCTCTGTCAGAGTTCAGCGCTGAGGAACAGGCTCTTGCGCAGGCTGAGATTGATGCGTTTAAGGCTGATCCTACAACTGTTGAGATCAACAGTATTACCAGTAAGATTTGCGTTGAGATGGTTCGCAAAAACAAGGAAATTCACAACGCTGAATTGAACAATGGCGCACCGGATATCTTTGGAGGGGTTTCTTCTCCTGAGGATAAAGGCGACGTAGATATCTTTGGTTAATAAGGAGGATAATAGAAATGAAGTACAAGACTATTGGTGCATTTAAGAATGTACAGAATGTGCCTTATTGCAAGGCTGCTTCTGATATGAAGGTCGGCATGGGCGTTATTTTGGATCGTGTTGCAAAGACAGCAACTCTTCCTGCATCCGAGGACGATGCAAAGAAGGTCGTATACATCGTTACCAATATCAATGATAAGCCTGAGCTGCGCAACAGCCCTGAGACTTATGTTGTAAACGAGGGCGAGTATGTTCGTGCCGATGACCTGAGAACCGTAAATGGTCTCGAAATTGAGTTTGCTGCTTTTGAAATCAATGGTGGCACTACTGGCTTGGCGGCTGAGGATCTGTTAGTGTTTGGCACTGACGGTAAGATTGTTAAGGCTGCAAGTGCAGATGGTTATGCTGTTTGCTTCAAGGTAATTTGCAAGACTCCATATATGGACGATGGTATTCTTGCTGAGATTGTTGCGCAGTAAGAATAGGTATAGGAGGAAAAAACAAATGGATAACATTTTTGAACTAAACACCGTCAACAATGTTAAAGATGAAGTTGGCGCTTCTAAGGTAAAGTCTACCTCTCCGGTGGTTGAGGTTTTCTCTGCGTTGGTGCAGGGCAAGAGCCTGTCTTCTTTTGATGGTAAGGTCGTTGATAAGTCAGTTGAGCATATCAAGGATCTTGCTGGTCGTGCTATCGACGGCGATCATCAGGCTGTTTCTGAGCTGAACGCCATTCAGCGTTTTGCTATTGAGCCTAAGTTGATCGAGGCTATTAAGATCTTCAATTTCATGGGTACATACAAGAGCGTACCTTATGACACTGTTCCTATGATGAAGACCTATAAGTACGAGAGCATTGATTCTCGTTTCCAGGCTTCAAGCGGTGATGTGCCTTTTGCTACCCACAGCTTCCGCGAGTATCCTATCGGCACTCAGACCATTTCTTCTGGTTATGCCGTAGACTATCGTGAGCTACAGAGCGGCAACTTTGATGGCACTATTGCTGAGGGCATTTCTCAGGTGCAGATCGACATGCAGAACAAGGCAGTTTACTATGTTATTGCCAAGCTGTACGATGCGCTGAAGAATGCCAAGGGCGTGAAGCATTTTGCTGAGAACAGTGGTGTTACGCAGACTGCTGTTGATGAGATGTTGAAGCAGATGCGTCGCTATGGTCGTGTGAACATTTGCGGCGATTATTCTGTTGTATCTCAGTTCAACGATTTTGCTGGTTATAAGACTTTCGGTGCGAACACCATTCCGTTTGGTGCTGACGCTGTTGCCGAGGAAATCCGCAAGACCGGCCTGCTGAGCTTCTACAATGGTTCTCACATTGTTGAGCTGCCTAACGCTCTGGACTTCACTCGTATGAATGCCGACAAGACTTCTTACGAGCTGTATATGCCACAGGGCTTGCTGTTCTTCATTCCTCAGGGCAAGATTGCTCCGTTGCAGATCTTCCGTCGTGGCGGCATGACCACTATGACCGGTGATGATATTGTAACCCGTCAGCACTTGACTCGTTTCGATATGGAGATCGGCGCTGGTGTTGCTGAGGGCATGGAGGATCAGATCGGTCTTCTGTCCGACACTAACTTTGAGGTTCCTTCTCTTTAATTAGGAATTAGTTAGATAATATAAAGGAGGGAGGATATTCCTCCCTCCTATTTCATAACAAGGAGCGAAAGTAAATGGAACTAACCGATAAGGTTTTAATTGATAATTTGTGTAGCTGGCCTCTATACTTCCGCCGCCTAAATGGAGTGGGAGATATTCGGATTCCAGCAAAGGTAACTGGATTTGCCATGCTGGATGTTGCAGAGGTGCAGATGCAGATTCAGTCTGGGAACAGAATGTTTGTTGGCAACGATCCATCTCGTCCTGGCGATCATGCCCGTCTGTTCATTCAAAATGATGCACAACGCAAGGCGTTGTTTGGCTATGCCGATACCACAGACGATGTTCTTGTTTTGAATGCTGATTCTGTGCGAGAGCTGCTTGCAATTAGAAAGAAGGATGAGTTCAACGCTCGTCTTGAGGCTCTTGTTACTAATGATGCTGAAAAGAAAATGATTGCGCAGATCGCAAAGGAAAACGGCGGAGATGATGTCGCTGCCTGGAAGATGGACGCAATCAATAAGCTTGCTGAGTCAGTCACTCTTTAATTAAGGAGGTTCGGGTATGGAGAAAACTACTTTTGAAGAGATTGAGACCGGCTTTCATTCCATGCCTTTAACTAAGTATATTATTCCGACAGCGTTAGAGCAGGAATGGTTAAAATCTGCGGTCGCAGATTATGAACTCGATTTGAGCTGTGATCTTGAATACGACGAAGAGAATCATTGCTTTTCTTCTGTGTTGGATCGGCAAACAGTGCGTGTTCTTGCTCTCATGATGTATGTCAGCTATTTACAAAGAGAGCTTAGTCGTGTAATGGCGCTGAATGGAATTTATACAAAGGATGTTCAGATCACTGGTGCTGACGGGACGAAAAGAGTAACGAAGCAAGAACTTGAATTCGAGATCGGGCGCGTAAAAGAACGATTGCACAAGTTGAAACAACACTGTTTTGATTAAGGGGGTGCTTGCATATGCCTATTGAGTGGTATTTGATGAAGCAGCCTACTTATAACAGTGGTTTTGAGGGCGATGAGTTTGCGAATTACGCCTCAGATGGGTTTGAGGAAATTTTAGAGTCCGAGCTTGCTGATGATATTGAGATTTTTGAAAAGAGCCTCAATGTTGAGCCTGTGAAGACGCGAGCCATTATTCAGGGCGTAACGAGCGATACCTATAACAATAGTGTTATGCGTCAATTTATTTGTCGTATTGGGACGCTTCGAGCAGGTCAGTATATTAAGGCTCGTGGTCAGTATTGGATGGTCTATTCTCTCCCCGATAATAACAAGATGTATGAAAAGGCGATTGCGTGGCAGTGCAAATACTCTATCTACTTTATTTCGCCCGTTACAGGCAAAGCGGTTGAGTATCCTGTCTACGATATCAATAGTACGCAGTATGGTTCTGGTGAAACTACTAAAACACATATGACTATTGGTACTTCGCAGCATCTTGTTTATATTCCATATAATTCTGAGACAATTATGCTCGATAGTGGTTTTCGGTTCTTGATTGATAAAAACCGAGAAGAGCCGACCGCATATCGTCTTGCGCAGGTGGACTCCGGAGGTTATTCGTGCGGTGCTGATGATGGACTGCTGCAGTGGACGATTATTGAAAGTCAGTACGACAAAGAGACTGACAACAAAGAACTAATGATTGCCGATTATTATGGCAAGTCGATTTATTCTAAGCCAGAAGATCCAGAGGAAGGATATTCTATCACATTAACCACGGATTCGTCCGGTAACAAGGTTACATTTGGTGAAGATATTCGTATCGATCTGCACTGTTTCAAGGATGGTGTTCCCATTGATTCTTTCGAGGTCAATGCCAGTCTGACAGACGGTAATGAATACGGTGAGATTAAAGAAGTTGGAGACGGATACATTATTGTTCGTGCGCTAAATAATCGAGATTATATTGGTCAGGAAATTACTCTTGAAGCGAGCAATGATGAGTATGGTGTTAGTGCGTCGATTATTCTAACGATAGGACGGTGGTATTGATGTATTTATCTGAGATACCGAGATATAGAGATGTCGTTATGGAGAGGATTTGTAAGTGCGACGCAATCATTGATTTGATTCGGCCTGAGGATCAGCCAAATATGAAGGCTTCCGACATGGCTTATAAATACATTTTTCCATATGACTATATTGTGGATAAGACCACAGAGGTAGGCTCATATCTGTGTTTTGATGTTGCTGCTCCGCGTATTATCGACCATGCTTTTTCTGATTTCCGTATTTACTTCTGGATTATTTCTCACGAAAGAGCAATGCGCACACCGAAAGGGCTTGTGACGGATCTTCTGTCTTGCGAAGTAGACAAGCTTATGAATGGCAGTCGAGAATTCGGTCTTGGCAGAGTTGAGCTTATGGGGTGGGATCGTTTTACACCTGCCGATGATTTTCATGGGCGTTCTCTTACTTATCGCACTGTTGACTTCAATCGGGAGTGATACATGGTGGATAAAAGAGACTTGAATTTGCAGCTCTGTTCGGATGATCCGATTTTTGTTGGCGGAGTACCTATCTACCCTATTCCAATCAGCGAAATTGCCAAGATTGGATATATGAGATTTAACGCCGAGGTTCGTTTGCTCTGTTTGAGCGAAAGTGATATCAGCGCAATGACCGGAAACGATATTTCTGATATTGGCGTTTTCAAATATCTGGTTGCAAACGCAATGCGAGATCAAGGGCTTATGAACACGATTTTGTTTTGGCTTTCTATTATCACGCATAGCAGAATGAAGTTTTCTTCCCGTAATCTATGCTTTACTTGTGGCGCATTCAACATCACACAAGAAAACTTTGATGAGGTACAAGCCGTTATCAGACTTCGTAATGGCTTGCAAGACATTGAAGAAGAGGAAGAAAACCCAGATAACGAAGCTGCTCACCGCGTATTACAGCGTAGAAAAGAAGAACGGTTAAAGCGAAAGCGCTTGAAAGAGGTCGATGAAGAGTCTGCGATTACGCTTGCTGATTTGGTCAGTATTTTAGCGAGTGGATTTGGCTTGACGATGGCGGATGTAATGAAATATGACATCTACCAGTTTAACGATCAATTCAATCGTCTAAAAATTATGGACGATTATGAAGTCAATGTTCAGGCACTACTACATGGTGCTAAGAAAGAAAATGTTAATTTGACTCACTGGATCACAAAAATTAAACACGATCCTGAGTAATACGGCAGTCTGGATTATTCCAGGCTGTTTATTTTTTTAAGGAGGTACATACATGTCTAACGCAAAATTTGGCGCGAAGGAAGTCATGGACGTTGTTCTTTATGACATGGAGACAGATAAGCCGGTTATTCAGTTTGATAGTCTAAAGACTTCCAGCATTAGCGTAACCTCAGAAAAGGTTTACGCACGAGGCGGTAAGGGCAATCCGAAGCTGATTACATGGGAGATCAATAAGGAAGCAACCTTGACTATCGAGGACGCTTTGATTTCTCCGAAGTCTATGGAGCTTGTGTCCGGTATCGCTCGTAAGGTCGGTGTCCAGACCATTCGCATGAGACAGACAACCGAGTACGAAAACGGCGAGAATAAGGGTAAGATGTATCCTTTGAAGGCTGATGCTACCGGTAAGATTGCTCTGGCGTTTGCTCCGAATACCGATGTGAGCAAGATCTTGGTTTATCCGTTCGACTCCGATTGCGAAGAGGATGCTCTATTCGATATGACCGGTGCAACTCTTGATACGGAGAACAAGACTCTTACCATTGAAGCGGCTAAGAATCAGCGTGTTGTGGTTTACTATGACTACGATAGTGAAGCTACTGCTGAGACCTATGTAATTGACGCTGAACACTTCAGCGGTACATACAAGCTGGTTGGTGATACCGTACTTCGTAATCAGAAGACTGGTAAGGATGAGGCTTTCCAGGTTACTATTCCGAATCTGAAGTTCACTTCTAATTTGGAGCTTGGTTTTGCTGCTGAGGGCGATCCTTCTACCACTACATTCGAGTGCGAGGTCATGCGTGACACCGATACTGGCGCGATGATTCAGATGGTGAAGTATTAAGGTGTTAATCACTTCGGGAGGGCAAATCGCCCTCCCGTTCTTCTATCAACAGGCAAGGTGAAAATATGAGTAAGAACAAGATTTTTGTATGCGACGTATTGCCTTGTGCTGGTGATCTGGATGTGGTTGTAGCACTCGTTGAAGATGGAGAAACAACGCGAGAAGTGCAAATCTGCATTCCGAAATACTGTGATATTTCCAAGTGTATTGGCGAGGAAATTTATTATGAAATCAAGAATGGGCGTGTGCGTCTCTCCGCAGTACGATCACCAAAACATGAGGTAGATGATCCTACGCAGGATATTGAAAGTGGAGAGGAATAACCTCTCCCTTTCTTTTGTTTTGCGAAGGGTGATGATATGAAAATTTTATCCATAGACCAAGCCAGAAATGGCGCTTGGGCTGTTTTTGACTATGAAACGAAAAAGCTCGAAACATACGGGACTTTTTCTTTTGGAAATAAGGATTATACATACGCAAGAGCGATTCTTGCTATTGAGAGTTTGGTCGATACGATTATTAAGACCTATAACATTTCGGCTGTGTTTATCGAAGATATTCAGCTTCGTGTAAATGTACAGTCTTTCAAAAAGCTTGCGCAACTTCAAGGAGTCCTCATAAATCTCTTTGAGAAGAATGAATACTTGTACGATTTCATTGCTCCAACTCAGTGGCAAAACTACTGTAAAGCAAGAGGACGGAGCAGTAAGGAAATCAAAGATAAAATTAAAGCCTTGGAAGCGTCTGGAAAGAAAGAGTCAAAAATTCTCTCTATTCAAGCGGCGAAAGAAATGTACGGAATTGATACGGACAATGATAATCTGGCCGATGCAATTATGATTGGGCATTTTGTAATTAACAACTATGACATTCGGTCAAATCAAGATGACCAAATCAAAATTGAGAAACATGAAAAATAATCTTAGAGAGGATGCTATAAATGGCAAAGAAGACTAATCGTGTTTCAATTAACGCGCTTGAGCGTTTTTGTAAGGAAACAACTCCAGATATTATGCAGCGCACATTTTCTATCGGTGATGAGACTATTACATATGAGGTAAAATTCCGTCTTACATTGGAAGAGTCTATGCGTTTTATTGAGGATGTTGTAAAAGAAGCTATTATGCCGAATGATGGCATGATTGTCCCGCTCGCACAGAGCTATATCATTGGAAAGAACATTCTCATTTACTATGCGAATTTTACGATGCCGAACGATGAGAGTAAGGCGTATGAGCTGGTGTTGGGTGCAAATGGTATTATTGGCGATATTATCGGGTGTATTGACAATGCGCAATATCAGATGCTCTTAGCCGGTGTTCGTGATAGAGTTAATTTTGAGACGCAGAAGATGTTATCCGTGCAGGAACAGCGTGTCAACACATTGGTTGGTGAGATTTCTCGTTTTGCAGAGCAGATGGACAGTGTGTTTGGCAATATCAGCGGTGAGCAAATGGCTGGTTTCATTTCGAGCATGAGTAAGCTTTCTGATACACAGATTTCTACTGAAGAGCTTGCGAAAGCTTTCGTAGAGAACGCAAAAGAAAACAACTGATAGCAATTAAAGCTATGCGTATTGGTTGACTTTAGCGGGCGATTTTCCTATAATACAAGCATAGCTATGTTGATTAGGAGGTGTGCCTATGAGAAGAAGACCGAGACCGTTTATGCTGAGTGCATCGACTGGCGACGGCGCAGCTCTTGTCGTTATTGTTGGGTTGCTGTGCCTCCCACTTTCTGCATTTGTCGCACTACCAGCGATGCTTCTCACCGCAAAGCTTGTTGATAGTAATATCAATTGGCTTGTTTTGGTTTTGATAGCACTTCCTATTGTCGCTGCATCGGCTTGTTTCATAGCTACGCCGATATTGGCGGTTGCAAGTTTTGCCGTGTTGATTGTCGCTTTGTATTTTGTCAGTCGGTGGGTAAAGCATTTGCCAGAGGCAAGCCCGATTCGCGGTGAGTTTAAGCATTTCCGAAAAAATGCAATATGTGCAACAGTTGTATGCTACATTGGGCTTTTAATTGTTTTATTATTAGAAAACTATACAACAATTATGACCATTACGACTTGTGCTACGCTTATTTTGCTCTTTGTTGTAGTCGGTCTATTTAGTTTTGTGATGTTCTTAATGTTTGACGCTAATAGTGCAGCTAAGACACATGAAGAGAATCAAAACAAGATAAGCAATTCAAAAGAAAATGACGAATAATTGATTCATGAGTATT